GGATCAGGGATCCGTGGTGCGGCTGGCGCCGCACCTGTTCGCGATCAGGCTCTCAAGATCGCAGGAGAAGGAGACAGGAGAGATCCCTACCCCTTTCGCACGGAGCTCCAGAAGATCGCCACCAACGCGAGGAGGAAGCCATGAAGGTGAGGATGCTGCAGGGTCTTGTCGGAGAGCGGTTCGCGGTGGCGCCGAAGGACGTCGTCGAGATGTCCGATGAGATGGGCCAGGTGTTCGTCGAACGCGGCATGGCGTTAAAGGTCGCGGGCGACGTCGAAGTCGACTACGACCTGACCGACCTGGTCCCCTCTCGGGGTCGTACCCGACCAAGGGTGGACCACCCAGAGCCTGGGCCTGACAGCGATCCCGTCCTGGGCAACCCGAGAGGCTGAGCGGGGGATGAAACAGAACGTGGTGATCGATCGAGACGTCCCGGACGTCATCGAAGGCCTCGAGAAACAGGGCGCCTGGGCGACCGCGATGACCGACCCCGTCGCCGAGCTCCAGAAGTTCGAGGCGGCGGGGGAGCTGCAGGGGAAGCTCCTCCCGGCTTCGATCAGGCGGACGCTGCCCGAGGACTGGATCGACCAGGGCGGCAAGGCCTACCTGCAGTCGACCGGGGTCGAACGGCTGACCGGACTGTGGGGTTTGGTGTTCGGGGAGCCTCATATCGAGCGGGAGAACCATGACGATGGCAGCTACTCCTACGTCGTCACGGGCCCTATCGGTTGCCGTCGGACAGGCGTGCTCTACAAGTCCGTCCTCGGCGGCCGCTCGAGCAGCGATCCGTTCTTCGATGAGTTCGACGAGGAGAAGCCGAGGAACTGGAAGGAGCTGACGCCGGGTCAACGCGCGACGTGGAGGAAGCAGCACCGGATCGAGCCGGATCCGCTCGAGGTCAAGAAGGCCGCCGTCACGAACTGGACGACGCGCGGCGCCTCGATGCTCATGGGGATGCGCGGCCTGACCACCGCCTATCTCGAGAGCCTGGGCATCGTTGGCATCCGCAGGGTGGAGTACGGCACCGGCGCGCGCGGCGGCGATGCGACTCCTGCCGACCTGAAGGCCGAGCGCACGAAGTTCGGCAACGAGGTCCTGGCGGCCGCCGGCGGGGATAAGGACGCGGCCCGCACGCTCCTCAAGGAAGTGACCGCCGGCAAGGACTTCGCCGGCTTCGATTCCGTCGAGGGTATCCGGTATCAGTGGCAGATCGACAACGGCCGCAAGAAGCTCGAGGCCCACCCACTGTTCGGCAAGAGGCGGCAGCGCGAGCCCGGCGAGGAACCCTGACGTGGACCCCGTAACCGCCGAACCGGCAGTCGATCCGCTTCTCGCCATCCAGCAGGCCTGGGAAGGACAATTGCTGCGCGGGAAGCGCCAGCAGCGCGGATCCCAGCCCTATCGCCCCCCCAACGTCTACGCTTCGAAGCGCCGGAAGTGCGTTCGCGCGATGGCTCTGGACATGCTGCACCCCGAGGACGATCCGTTCGACAAGGCGATCCAGTTCGAGCGGATGAAGCAGGGCGAGGAAGCCGAGGGCGCCGTGGTCGCGCGCCTCCAGGCGATGGGCCCGTTCTGCCGGCCTCCGTTCACCATCGCCGAGCAACAGCACCGGTTCGAGGTCAAGGACCGCGACCAGGTCGTCCTCATCACGGGGAAGATGGACGGCCGGCTCCGTTTCCAGGACGGCGACAACCCGCCCTTCGAGATCAAGAGCGGCAAGACCTACGAGGGGCGCGAGACGGTCGAGGATCTGGACCGGGACATCTGGGCCCGCGCGGCCGTGGATCAGCTCCTGGCCTACCTGTACGCCGACGACGCGAGGCACTACAAGAGCGGCGATCCCTGGGGGTTCATCCTCTGCCGACGGCAGAGCCGGCTGCCGGCGCTCATCCGCGTCAGCCTGATGGACCACCTCGATCGCGTCGAGCGCTGGCTCAAGGAGGCACGGACCGCCGTCGACGCGCGGCACGGACGCACGCCGCTGCCCCCTTACATCCAGGATCCGGGCGAGTGCCGGCGTTGTCCGCATTTCGGGAAGTCCTGCACGCCCGCGCTCGACTTCGGGCCAGGCGTCCAAGTCATCGACGATGCCGATCTCATCGTCGCTGCCGAGACCCGCGACCGCACGCGTTTCGCGCATGAGCAGTACGAGGCGGCCGACAAGCTCCTGAAGGACTCCCTCCGCGGCGTCGAGTCCGCCCTCCTGGGGAACTTTCAGGTCCGCGGGAAGTGGGCGCCCGACACGAAGTACGACGTCCCGAAGGAGGTCAAGGCGCAGTACGCCCGCAAGGTAGAGCAGGGGCGGTTCAGCCTGACCATCGAAAGGGTCGCAGCATGAACCGACCGGATGGGTTGGCCGGCCTGGGGGCGCCAGGGCCTCAGGTCCGCCATGGCGCGGGGTCCGACTGCAGACGTCTGCACGGCACTTGGAGGACGCTGAGAGTCCAGCTCCGCCGCCTGGGAGTCGACACCAGGCCTGTCCGATCGGCGTGGGCATCAGTCGTGGCCCTCGACCAGGTCGACTCCGTCGTCGGCGACCTGCAACGCGAGGTTTCGGAACTCAGCCTGCGGGGGTCGCCAGACCCCGACCGGTTGGCCGAGGCACGGCAGGAGCTGCACGACCTCCAGGCCGCCGGGAATGGGGAAAGGCTGGTGACGGCCCGGTCTGTGGCGCTGGCCGCGGCCCTCCTGGCAACTGTTGACCTGACCAGGACCGTCCTCGAGCAGGTCACCAACGAGATTGAGCGGGTAGCCGGTGCCAGCCGGGAATCGCGCTGGCTGCCGATGCACGAGGCGGAGCGCGTCCATCGTCTCAGGGGGCGGGCCCGGGCATTGCGCGAGTGTCTTGACCGCCTCCAGGACCTGAGTCCACAGCCCAACCAGTCGGGTCGAAACGTCCTCTCGGAGGAGGAGCCGTCATGAAGGTGCAACTGACGCAGTCGATCGGCGGGACGCACTACAGCTTCAGAGCGGGCCAGGTCGTCGAGTGCTCGGATCGGGTGGGCACGGGGTTGGTGGAGGCACAGGTGGCCGCGGCGGTCGCGGACGAAACAGAAGCCGAAGGCACGATCCCCGACGTGGTCGATCCGCTGCCGCATGGACGGGAATACGTCAGCTGAGGCTTTCATCGCGCGTCGCGGCGGCCGGCCGTGCCCTGGCAGAGTCCACGTCAGCCGCCGCGACGTCCGATGCGCGCCTGGGGGGATAGGGGGGGGCAATCCTTGAAGATCTGCCCTGAGACCGGCCGAGCGGGCTCGCGCGCGCGGCCGCGAAATGCGAGGGGGGGCCGGGGCGGGTGCCGCAGTCGGTTCCTAATCTGGCGCAGAGGACCTGCGGTGAGGCCAGGCCGATGAGACGCGGAAGGAAGCCGACGCCGTACGCCCTGCGCGTGGCTCGCGGCAATCTGGGGAGGCGTCCCGTCCTCGGGATACCGGTGCAGCCCGTGATCGGGGCCATGCCACCGCCCGAGCTCAACGACATCGCGAAGCGTGAATGGGTCCGCCTGGCGGGGGAGATCGAGCGGCTCGGCTTGCTGACGAAGATCGACGGCGGCCTCTTCGCGGCCTACTGCGATGCGTGGTCGGACTTCCTCTGGGCGATCGGCGAAATTGCCAAGGAAGGTCGCACGACGGTTGCCGGCAACGGGACTCGCATCGTCCACCCGGCCGTGCAGGTCAAGTTGAGCGCGGTGAAGAAGCTTCGCGAGCTGGGGACGGACTTCGGCTTCACCCCGACGTCCAGGGTTGGGCTGCCGATGATCGAGCCGGACGATCCGGATCTCAAAGCGCGGCTGGAGGAGGACAACTATTTCTTCGGGCCGAGGCCGCTAGGACCGCCACCCAGGCGGGCTTCCGCGCCGCCGGCCCGGGCACCGCGGTGCCCGCCGATCGACCCGGGAGAAGAGTCATGAATACGGGGCCCGGGCGCGCGCCGATCCTCGGGGGCTACGCCGCAGTCTTCAACCAGGTCTCTACGCCGAACAAGGACGGTTCCAGAGAGCGGATCCTCCGTGGCGCGTTCTCAGAAGCGCTGGGGAAGGTGGCAGACGGCAAGGTGGGAGAGGTGCTCGCGCTTTGGGATCATCGGCCGACTCCGGTCTTGGGGTCTAGCGGCAACCGCCAGCTGACGCTCTGGGAGGACGATTTCGGGCTCGCCTATAGGCTGATCCCCTGCTACACGCGAGAAGTCCGCGAGCTCATCGCCCCGATGCTGCGAGCAGATCGACTGGGCGCGAGCTTCCGATGGGTGGCAGGTAAGGAAAGCACGAGAATTGAGCGCGGCACAGAGATTCGGGACACTGAACGGATTCGCGAGCTGCAGGAGATCAGCCTCGGCGTCCGCCTGCCCGTGTGGCCTCAGGCGAGTGCTCGACTCATTGGCTGGAGCAGCTTGGACTGGGAAGCGTGCGAGCCGTACGAAACGAGAGCGCGGAGGATTCACTTGCAGAAGCTGCGGCTGCAGCTCTGAGAGGAGGAGGTGAGGGATGCAGCAGTATCGGGACCTGCTGGAGAGGCTCGAGTTCAACGGAATCGATACGGCGGCCCTCAAGCAGCCGTGGGATGCCTATTACCAGCTGCACCGCCAGCACTCTCACATCGAGGCGCCGGACAAGTTCGAGCTGCAGCGAAGGAGGGCGGCTCTCGAGGTCCTCAAGGATCCCGAAGATCTCCGTCGCGCTGTCGTCATGATCGAGAAGGTCGCGGCGCGGAACGCGCATCTGAAAGCCGAGAAACAGAGGCTCGTCAAGGCCTGCGAGAAAGCACGCGTGGAGGCGGTGCGGGCAACGCGGGGACTGCTGATCGGGATCTTTGACTCCTGCGCCAGGGAGATCGGAAAGATTGCGGAATCGAACGCCCTGTGTTGCCAGAACTATCCGGTCCTTCTCCCCGAGCGTATGGTTGATCTGCACCGGCGAGGGGTGAAAGTCGCTCAGCTCTTGAGTACGCCCGCTCTGTCGGTGGACGAGTCCGACCGCACGCGGCTCACCGTGCACCTGCTCGGCTATGTTCCCGCGCACCTGCGAAACGGGGTCCGGGCCCGCTGCCAACGAGCCGCCTGACACTGCAAACAACCACCGCCCCCGAGGCGGTAGAAAGGATTCGACCGATGAGCGAAGGTGAGGCCGGGAAGGTCTTGACGGGGGCCGACGTGATGGCCAGGGGACGCAGGACTCTCGACCTGCCGAGTGGCGGTCAGGTCATCATCGGCCGGGTCGAGGTCGACGACCTGTCCGAGGCGATCGGGGGCCTCCCCGACGTCAGCTCCCTGGCGGCCCCATCCGCTCAGAACTCCGCGGCCGCCGCCCGGTCGCCAGAGGCCAAGGCTTTTCTGAAGGGCATGGCGCGCGTCATCCGCCACGGTGTGATCGAGCCGGAGCTGTTCGAGAAGCGCAAGGACGGTGCCACGCCACTTGATTTCAGCCTCGAGGACCGGTCCGCCATGTTCCAGGCGATTCTCGAGCTCTCGGGCTTCACGAAGGCGGCCGGCAAGGAGGTGCTCCCTTTGTCGAAAACCGGCGCCTGATGGAAGGCCTGGACTCCATCGCGCGTCGGTATGGGCGGTTGCCCTCGGAGGTGATTCGGGTCCGGAATCCGATGAAGGCCCTGTCGATCGACATCTGGGCACACAGCTGGGGCGTTCAACGCGAAGCACAAGAGGCGAGGAAGGTTCGGGAGCGGTTGCGTCATGGACGATAGGGACCAGGACATCGTCACGCGTGCCGCTGAAGCCGCTGCGGGCGCGCTGTCGACCGTGGAGCGCGCACTCGTCTTCGTCCCTTCAGCCGCCGGGGCCATCGCGCGGCAGGTTGACCAGGCGCTGGCGAAGCTCGATGAGTTGCGCCTGCTCGACGCCAGGCCGTACCTGAGCGACGAATCGATCTCCGCGGGGTGTGGTGTCGCCCCGCGCGCGGCCTTCAGGCGGTCACGGAAGGCCAGACGGAGGAGACATGGCTAGGGAACGCTCGGTCTCGATCATTATCGAGGCAAAGAACAGGGCGGATGCCGCGCTCAGTCAGGTGCATCTGTCCCTCGGAAAGCTGGCGGTCGCCGCCGGCGCCGCCACCGTGGCCGCCGGCGCCGTGGCCCTGGCGATCGCCAAGGTGACCGAGGCGGCCCAGAAGCAGGAGGACGCCGACGTCCGCCTGGCGGTAGCCCTGGCATCTATCGGGGAGAACACCGCCAAGGCGCGGCAGTCCCTCGGCGAGCTCGCCAGCCAGCTCGAGAAGACCACGAAGCAGGATGACGAGGCCATCCAGGAGCTGATGGCCACGCTCATCCAGCTGGGCCGCGTCGGCCTCGACCAGCTGCCGCGCGTCACGAAGGCAACGATCGAGCTGGCTGCCGTCACACGCTCCGACCTCGGCGCCGCGGCCGACCTGATGGCCAAGGCCGCGCAGGGGAACACCACGGCGCTGAAGCGTTGGGGCATCGTCCTCGACGAGTCGATCCCGCCCGGTGAGAGGTTCGCAGCGCTCATCACCCTAATCGAGAAAAATTTCGCGGGGGTGGCTGAAGCGCTTGGGCTGACCTTCTCCGGGTCCCTCAAGGGCCTCGGCAACCAGTGGGAGAACTTCCTCCAGGCTCTCGGGACGTCCGTTATCCAGAGCAAGGCCCTGCGCGACATGCTAGGCGACGTATCGGGGGCGCTGGAGGACGCGCAGGGCTGGGTCGAGACCAACAGGGAGACGATCGACCAGTGGGTCCGCTCCATCCTGCGGGCGGTCATCAGTCTCGCCGATCTCGGGGTGAGCACCCTCAACGTGGCGTCGGCCCTGGCCGCAATCGATCTGAAGGTGCGTTCGTTCACCGGCAAGCTGACCGGGGCTTCGTCGTACGGAGAGGCCGTCGCCGGACTCGACCGGGCGATCATCGAGCTGGCCGAAAAGACGGCGCCGGCGTTCCGGGCTGAGATCGAGCGCCTCCGCGGGAGTCTCGATGCCGCCGACGCCAGCGCCAAGAAGCTCCCGAAGACGGCCAGCGACTACCTGATCGTGATGCACAAGGTCGGGGAGACGACCGTTGACGTCGCCGAGAAGATCGGGAACAACTTCAGCGGGTCGGTCGGGGGTGCGAAGCGAGCCGTCGAGCAGTTCGGTGTGGAACTCTCTGACCTGGACGCCCGCCTCGAGCAGCTGGGCGCCCAAACCCTCCCACAGATGGCGGAGGCCTCCGCTCTCGTCGACGCGGCTATCGCAGAGCTCCTGGAGGCCTCCGAAGCCGGGTTCCTGAGCCCGGAAGAGTTCGATGCGGTCCTGGCCAGCATCACGGCGGTCACCGAGGCCATCCCACAGTGGAAGGAGGATTTCTCCGCGGCCAACTCCGAGCTCAAGGCCCACACCGACCTCTGGAAGGAGGTCGAACTCGTCGTCGGTGTCCAGCTGACCAACTCCCTGCTGCGTGTGTCGGACACGGCCATCGATGCGGCATTGGGTGCGAAGGTCGCCTGGGGTGAGTTCTTCAAGTCGCTCCTGGCGGACATCGCGAAGGCGATCGCGCGCCTGCTGATCATGCAGGCGATCGCCACCGCCTTCCCAGCCTTCGGGAAGTTCCTAGGCCTGGCGTCCGCGGCCAGCTCGGGAGCCAGCGGGACAACCCGTCCAGAGACTCTCGCGGCGCAGTTCGCAGGAGGCGTCGTCCTCTCCCCGCAGCTCGAGCTGGTCAATCCCTTCGAATCCATGAACATGGTGCGGCGGCCCGACCTGCGGACGGAGCCAGGATCCGGGTTCTCGCGAGAGGGGAACATCGAGATCTTCAATCGCATCGAGCCGATCAGGGGGCGTCAGGAGGAGGCTGTCGCCCTGATGGAGGAATTCAACAGGCTGGTGGAGAGCCGAGGCTATCGACTCGTCGCCTCGCACCTGAACACCTGAGCAGCAGCGCCACACCCGGTTGACGCGGCGTGCGGAACGGCGTAGATTCCCGTTCGGAGGCAGTCACAGTGGTGCGTCGCGGCGTTTTTCTGTCCGCACATCCTCTCGGCCGAGAGACTGACGGGCGAGCTCGTCCTTCGGGACGGGACACGCGGCCGGCGCTGTGGCTGCCTCCAACAACCGCGACGACCGGCCGCGTTGTCCAGCCCCCTCCTGCGACAACGTCCGACCGGGCCGGCCGCCGCACTCACGACAGGAGGCGGCGATGAATAGCACTGCAGACGACAACCTGGTCCTACTCAACGAAGTCCGGAGGATCCGCGAGCTGGTCGACCCGTCCAGCCAGACGGTCCCCAAGAAGTTCGAGGAGGCCTGCGAGGAGTTCCTCGCGGAACAGCTTCTCGTCACGCGCAACCACAGATCGGCGCAGAGCCTGATTCGGATCATCCGGCGACACTTCGACGGGAGGCTGCTGCACGAGATCACCCTCCACGATCTGCAGGTGTGGGTGCAGCGACGATTGAGTGCGGGCGTCGGGGGCGCGACCATCAACCGCCAGCGCGCGGTCCTGTCCAGGCTGTTCAACTGGGCGATCGATCGTGGATACGCCGGCGTGAACCCCGTCCGGCGTCTCAAGAAGTTCAGGGAGAGTCCCGGGCGGACCAGGTTCCTGAGCGAGGAGGAGGTGTCGCGGCTGCACATCGAGGCGGCACGACACCTGAGGCCGATCCTGATGGCGGCCGTGTACACGGGCGGCCGGCTCCGCGAGCTTCTCTCGCTGCGCTGGCGCGACGTCGACGAGTCCGCCGGGATAGTCGTCTTCCGTCGTGAGACGACGAAGTCCGGCAGGGAGCGAATCGTGCCGCTGCGGGAGGAGCTCCTGGGGGCGCTGCGCACGTTGAAGAGAGGGGGTCCCGAAGACCGGGTTTTCAACTACCGCGGAACGGGGTTGACCACTATCCGGACCGCCTTCGAGAATGCGCGCGACAAGGCGGGGCTGCCGGACGTCCACTTCCACGACCTGAGACACACCTTCGCGAGCGGATACGTCCAGCGAGGCGGCGACATCTACCGGCTACAGAGGTTCCTCGGTCACTCAACGCCGAGGCTCACCGAGCGATACGTGCATCTGTCGACGCAGTTCCTGAGGGATGGGGGTCAGTACATCGGGCTGCCGAAGGCCGCATGGGAGCCCGCCGCCGAAGGTCATGCGGGCGCTCCAGAGAAACCCGACAGCGCGCCGGCCGAGAAGCCTTCGCCGTCGTCCTGGGGGGATTGGGAGAGCAGCTCGTCGGCGCTGTAGGGCATCGAGGAGGACCTGCATGAGGAAGAGTCAGTACAGCACCGCCGGCGACGAGAAGCCAGCCGTTCGAGCGGGGGCCCGCCTAGACGCTTCCGATGTCATCACGGCGCTCGGTGTCGGGCTGGTGTCCCTGGGCGTCGGCCTGTTCCATCCCGGAGCCGGCGCCATCGTTCTCGGCCTGGCCCTGATCCTGGTCGGCGCGCGCGGCGAGATCGAACGCGTGCGGGCCGAACGGGCAGGGAACCCAAGGGGTGACGATCATGAACGAAAAAATTGACCACGGGGGAGGTGTCTACTCCCGTATCTGCAAGCGTGCGCCGGGCGGGAAGCCGCTCGAGGTGTTCTACGGCCGCGTCTACATCAAGGCCGAGAGGAGGTCCCGATACTTCCGGCTCGGGACGGCGCTGAAGGCCGCGCGACAGCGCATGCACGCCATCCTGGGCGACCCCGAGGCCGCGCTGCTCGAGCGGGAGGCGAAGTCGCGACCGACGCCCGGGCGCGTCGGAATGGGCGAGCTGATCGACGCATTCCTCGAGGGCTACAAGCCCCGCGGAGATTCCGGCTTCTACGCCGATGTCAGCGAGTCCTGGCGGGCCTACTTCGGCAAGGTGGCTGCGGCCGGTATCAGCCGGGCCATGGTGGAGGACTACCGCGACAGCATGCGCCGCGATGGCTACAGCAGCAGCACGGTGCGTTCATACCTCACGGCGCTCGGGACGCTCTTCCGGTGGGGGCGCACACGCGGGCTCTTGCCTGACGAGCCTGGGCTCTCCTGGGCGCGCAAAGGCGAGGGGGTGAAGCGTCCGGCCAGACCCGACAGGGAAGTCGACGTCCTGAGCCGGGAGGAGGAGACGAAGCTCCTGGCGGCCACCGACCCGGCGACCAGGATCATGATCCGCCTGTTCGTCGAGAGCGGCATGCGCCAGGGCGGCCGCGGCGCCGGCGAGGAAGGCCTCAACCTGAAGTGGTCACAGGTCGACCGCGCCGGCGGCTCCATCCTGGTCCCCTCCAGCAAGACGGGCCGGGCACGGGCGATCCCGCTGAACGCCCGCTTGACCAGGGTTCTCGAAGATGCTACAAGGCACGTCCGGTCAGAATTCGTGCTCTGCGACAGCCTCGGGAGGCGCCTCGATCCGTGGCGCGCGACCCGGGCGGTCGAGAGCGCGATGGAGCTGGCTGGAATCGTAAAGGTCGGCGGCCCGTTCAACCTGATGCGCCACACCTTCGGGAGCCGGCTGGCGGAGCAAGGCGTCAGCTTCGGAGCGATCGCGAAGATCATGGGGAACAGCGCGGCCATCTGTGAGCGGCACTACATCCGCTTCTCGCCGGGCTACCTCAGAGCTGCGATGGCGACGCTCGACGCGCCAGCTGTGGCAGAGGGCAGGGCACGGGGCCGTAAAAGGGGATCTCCCGGATCCTCTCCGCGTCTGCAACTCGTTGCAGGTCAGTAAGGTCGGGGCGTAGCGCAGCCTGGTAGCGCACTTGGTTCGGGACCAAGGGGTCGGTGGTTCAAATCCACTCGCCCCGACCACGCGCGGTCTCTCATGAAGGCGAAGCGCTTGATGATCCGAGGGATCG